CCTTACATTGCGACCCGAATACCCTGCGCAACAATGCGGAATTCATGCTATTCTTCGAGGAAAACAAGGAGCGAGGGAAATTACGCTTGAGACATAGCATGTTCAAGGCAGCTTTGAAGGGCGACAGGACGATGCGGATTTGGCTGTCCAAGCAGTACTTGGGTATGCAAGAAAGACATGAATTAGCAGGTAAGGATGGCGGTCCGATACAATTTAAGGTCGTTTGGGAGGATAAGAGTGCCGTCAGCACCCGCAATTGAATATGAGGTGAGATTGCATCGCCCTCATGCTGGGCAACAGCGCGTAATCGATTCGCCGGCAAAGAGGAAAATCATCCGTGCTGGGAGGCGAGGAGGGAAGACGGATTTAATGGCCTCATTGGCAGTTCAGGCGTGGCTTAGAGGGCTGAGGGTACTATATGCCGCACCCACGGTTGAGCAGTTAACTTCATTCTGGTTCGAGGTGTGCCGTGCTCTGCAAGAGCCTATCGATAGCGGCGCGGTATATAAGAACGAAGGCGAGCATGTTATAGAGATACGCGGCACCAAGAATCGCATCAAAGCAAAGACTGCATGGAATGCGGATACCTTACGCGGTGACTTCGCCGACGAGCTAATCCTTGACGAGTGGCAGTTGATGGATGAGCAGGCATGGTCAGTAGTAGGTGCCCCGATGCTGCTTGACAATGATGGTAACGTAACATTCTGCTATACGCCTCCGTCACTAGAGAGCAGGTCGGTGTCTAAGGCCCGCGATCCCTTACATGCGAAGAAGATGTTCATGATGGCGGAGAAGGACAAGACGGACAGGTGGGAGGCGTTCCACTTCACTAGCCATGACAACCCTCACATTTCCGTGGAGGCTCTAGCAGAGATAAGCAAGGACATGACCTCGCTGGCGATAGCTCAGGAGATAGAGGCAAGGGACGTCGACGAGGCTCCGGGCGCACTGTGGTCACGAGCCCTCATAGCTAAGAGCCGATGCGATGTGTCGCCTGAGCTCATAAGGATAGTCACCGGCGTAGACCCGCCGGGCGGTGCGACAGAATGTGGAGTGGTTACGGTCGGCAAGAGTCTAGGCGGACAGATTTTTGTAACGTTTGACAACAGTCTCCGCTCGTCTCCAGACCGGTGGGCCGCTATGATTATCGATACTTATCGTACGCACTCGGTCGACAGGATAGTGGCCGAAAAGAATTACGGCGGCGACATGGTTGAGAGCACGCTAAAGCAGGCAGCCAAGGCAAGGGAGGTCGATATCTCCTTTCGTTTAGTGCATGCCACTAGAGGTAAGGCCGTGAGAGCGGAACCTGTCGCTGCATTGTTCGAGCAGGGGCGGGCTTACTTCGTGGGGGACTTCCCGCACCTCGAAGAGGAGCTCACGAGCTGGGTGCCAGGCGAGACTAGGGCCAAGTTCTCGCCGAACCGCCTTGATGCCATGGTGTGGGCCGTGACTGAGCTTATGGATAAGGGGAGGCCTGATGTCCACTTTCTCTAGGGAGCTTCAGAAGATGCCTACAGCGCTGGTGCAGTACGTGAGCGAGAAGCTGCATCTCCCAAGCTCCATAACGAGCCGTTTACCGTTAGCACTGGACGATACCTTCTCAGGTGGCACTGTTCCCGGGGGTGCGCCTTCTCAAATTAACGCTGTGCAGCTGATGCATCAGTTACCTACCGTTGGATGGCTCTTCGCCGTGGTAGACAGAATATCGACCGAGGTGGCTGCAGCGAATTGGCGCCTTTATCGCAAGACCTCTAAGGGGAACCGTGAGGAGGTGTTCAAGCATCCCCTCATAGACCTGTGGAATCGGCCCAACCCCTTCTATACCCGCGAGGAGTTTACCGAGGCGTCGCAGCAGTTCTTCGAGCTGGTGGGCGAGTATTGGTGGATAATTCTGCGGGATGACGTGGGTACTCCTGCAGAATTATGGCCTGTTAGGCCTGATAGAATGCAGGTTGTCACGCATCCCACGCTACATATTCAAGGATACCTGTATAAAATAGGCAGTGTCGTGGTTCCTCTGCAAATACGGGACGTATATCTCGCCAGGAGACCGCATCCCCTCAATCCCTTCCGTGGAATAGGCACTGTGCAAAGTATTCTGCCGGACTTGCAGGCAGAACAGCAGAGCTCAATCTGGTCGCGTAACTTCTACAAGAACTCCGCATTGCCTGGAGGCATTATCGAGCTCGACGAGGAGTTGGGGGACGATGCGTTCGAAAAGTTCGTGGAGCGGTGGCGCATCCAGCACCAAGGCGTGTCTAACTCCCATCGTGTAGCTGTGCTCGAGAGAGCCAAATGGAAAGACCGCAAGATGACGCAGAGAGATATGCAGTTCGAGCAGATACGCAAGATGAACCGTGACCTCATCATTGGAGCCTTCGGAGTCTCTGGTGCGGTACTAGGAATCGCCGAAAGCGTTAACCGTGCCAATGCAGATGCAGGGGCGCTAGTGTTCTCTCGCTATACCATCAATCCTAGACTGCGAAGGATGAGAGGCCTGCTCAACCAGTTCGCCCAGCAGTTTGGAGCAGACCTAGAATGGGATTACGACGACCCTACAGCGGAGAATCATGAGCTGGCATTGGAGGAGTCGGTCAAGGGCTTTGAGGCCCGTATATTGACCTTAAACGAGGCTAGGAGACGGCTGGGAGAGCCTGCTATGCCGGACGGGGATAAGATTGAGAAGCCTCCACCGCCTCCCGCGCCCTTTTCCGAGGATAACCCTGCAGAGCCTCCGCCTACTGAGGATCCTAAGGATAGCAAGGCGACGCTCGAGCTGATCATCAAGGGGCCGGTGTTTGACAGGGAAGCCATCGAGGCTCAGGTGGCAGAGATTATACGAGAGGCGGTCAAGGCGCCTGACCCTGCTCCCAGACCTGATGAGGTCGAGGAGAAGCAGAGCGATATGGAGAAGGCGTGGGCTAGGCGCTTAGATGCAGAATCAGAAGGTCTGACTTCGTTCTTAGAAGGCGGCGATGTCTAATGGACTATACGCAGTTACTCGAGAAACTGACGAACCCGGACGTGAAGATAGCTCTCGAAGGCGGCAGCGTTTACTTCGAGAATGCAGGGCTGCAGAAAGTGCTTACGCAGGAGATGGCTGACTCCATTGTAGTGTATAAGTATGGCATGGTCGAGCTCGTGAGTATCTGGGCGCGCTGGATAAACGGAGAATGCATGTGACTATGCGGAAGCTCGAAGGCTCTGATGGGGATGCCTACAATTGGGCTTGGGGCGCGAAGTACGCAGAGGAGGTCAATGCGGAATTGCTCGCCGCCTTCCTGGACTTGCTGAAGGCTGAGGCGGCAAGCATCCCTCAAGATATTATGCAGCAGCTGGCAGGAGAGTATGCATCCGCTAGGTCGGGGGACCTTATTACCGAGGTGTCGAGAACGACTCAGCTGCGTGTAAGAGAAGTCATAGAGAATGCTGTGAGGGAGGGGCGCCCGCTGAATGAAGTCCAGCGTTTACTCCGTGAAGACTTCGCCTTTTCTAAACAGAGAGCACAGCTTATAGCCCGGACGGAGACTACAAAGGTGCTGGGCCAAGGCAGAAAAGCTATTGCAGTATCCGAGAACCGCAACGAAAAAAAGTGGCAGACCCAAGGGGATAATCTCGTTTCTACGACAATATGCGGGCCTAATAGTGAGGCAGGTTGGATACCGATAGGAGATACCTTTCCTCATGGGGAAGATACGATTCCAGGCCACCCTAACTGCAGGTGTGCCGTAGTCTACAGGACCGCTCCGGTCCAAGAAAGCATGGATGAGGAGCAGGTGCCAGATTTGGAGGGTAGCAGACATGGATGAACAGCGCAAGGAGGTTCTGAGGTTCAAGCTCGTTACCGGTGTGGCTAAGATAACCAACCTGGCGGAAGGCCGCGTGGAGGCTATCGCGTCTACAGAGGCGGTGGACCGGGATGGGGACATTATTCGCGTTGCGGGATGGGACCTTAAAGACTTTAAGGCACACCCGGTACTCCTGAGTTCTCATAACTACCGCAGCCTCACTTCGGTGATAGGTCTGTGGGAGAAGATGGAGGTAAAAGGCAAGAGGCTTATAGGCACAGCCAAGTTCTTCCTCGATGATGGGAATGTGGAAGCTGAGGCCGGGTTCAAGCTCATAGAGAAGGGCTTGGGAGCGTTTTCTGTTGGCTTTAAGCCCGATTGGTCAAAGGTAGTCGAGTTGGACCCGGACAAGTTCATGGGAGGCCTTGAAT